ACTTGCCCTTTCGGGTGAGAAAAATATCTGTTTGAGACAATTTGTTCCCACAACCTACTAACAGGTTCACCATATGCTGCGCTTAACAGACAGACCTCAAGTTTTCTTGGGAATCTGTCCGTGAACGCAGTCATATCAGAACTGTATAAGTGTGTTCCTAAACCTTTAACAAGTTTAGGTATATCACACTGTCGATAGGTCACATCACTTGGTAGTCTACTCAATGCCTTCATCATGCTTGCATGAATTGATTGCAGAGATGTATTTGACCACCAATCTGCTATGGCGATAGTTCGTGTTTTACACGCTTTATCACTTAGCAGAACGAGTTTTGACGTTTTATAGTCACCCTCGTGTGATTTGTATGAGTCTAAATCAAGGAATGTTGAAGAAATCCTCAGCATTTTCTTGATGCTATCCAGTAATTCAGGTTCTTTCCGCAAAGCGGTTAAGTCTTTAATTGCTGAGATAGTAGCTGGACCGTTTGGTCCAGCCTTATTACTCATTACAAGTTGTGATGGTTCAAGCTTAGGTATTAACCTTAGCTTGTCCCAAGATCGGATGTAACAACTGATTTCTTCTACTAGATTTTCATCTGCAGTTGAATCACTTGTTATACTCTCAACCTCGTATTCAGGCTCGGATCTAAAAGATTCGATAATTCTGAACACCGAAAGAGAGTACCTGATTTCATTGACATCATCCAACTTCGGTTTAAGGAAGTTTATTACTTTCGGAAACCCACTCTTATCTGTTTTACAGAAAGGAATAGGTACGACAGTTTGGCCAAGGCTATACTGTTGTAAAAGTAATCGAAACACTTTCAGCTTTTCCATTGCTTGCGCCTCTCCATGATGCTTAATCAGGTGAGTTACAAGATGGGTGAACTTACTCACGTTTCTGTGTGGATGCGTGTTATGAAGCTTATTGACCATAGGTAGTAGATACTTTACAGTATCTACCCACCTGTTGTCATTGTTTCTAATCATGTATACGTCTAATAAAATAGACATGCTGCTCTCTCTGAGTAGTCCCAGGTGCCAACATGTAGG